CATTGATCAGGGAATAGCCCTGCCAACCAATCGATCCAAATACCCTTTTGGGGAAATGGAGGCGGGTGATAGCATTCTGTTTGGCGTGCGCAAGCAAGCTGAAAGCTGCAGAGTGGCTGCCCTTCGGTTTACCCGAGTGCATCAGCCTAAATGGGTGTTCACGTTGCGCAAGGTGGACAATGGTTGGCGTTTGTGGAGAATCAGCTAATGGCCAAGAAAGACGTTTGGAATGTTCCCCCTGTCATGCCTGACAAGGCACAGAAACGAATGTCTACTGAGGTGGCCCCGCTGCGGCAGCAGCGCAGGAAGCTAACAGCCAAGGAATGGACCTTTGTCACTGAGCTTGTGAGTGGCGATGGCCGCACCACAATGAAAGAGGCAGCCATCAGGGCGGGGTACAAGTCGTCCAGCGCTTCTGTGATGGCATGGAAGCTCACAAACCCTGATATCAACCCCCATGTGGTCTCTGCCATTCAGGCCTATCGTGCTGACTTGGCGTCCAAGTACAACACGTCCTATGAGCGCCATATGCGCGATTTGCAGATCATTCGCGATAAAGCCCTTGATGCCGGTGCATTTGCAGCAGCCGTCCAAGCAGAGTATCGTAGGGGCCAAGCCTTGGGAACGATCTATGTGGAGCGCAAAGAGATCCGCCACGGCACAATTGACAGCATGAGCAAGGAAGAGGTGCAGCGCAAGCTTGACGAGCTTAAAAAGCTGTATGGTGGGCCTCCACCCACTGCCTTGATCGATGCGGACACTGGAGTGGTGATTGAAAGTGCAGCAAGAGAAAAAGATCCCGAATTCGACGCGGGAGTGGAGCAGCCTCCGCTTGACATCTTTGAGCGAGGTTTGGGGGGATCAGATGACACCTGAAGCTAGATTTTCGGCTAGGGTGAAAGCCGGCCTTGTCAATTGCTCAATTGAACGCATTGAGAATCGGGTGAACCTTGGCATTCCTGACATGTTAGTTGGTGTCGGGGAATACTTTGTTTTGATGGAATTGAAAGTGGTGGCCAAGGGATTAAAAGTTGGGCTGCGTCCCCATCAAATTGCTTTCATGACTCGGCATGCTGCCAAGGATAGGCCTTGCTTTATTCTTGTGCTTGACATGGGTAATACACTACGCCCCTCGACCATTCGTTTGTATCAGGGGAGCGATGCTATGAAATTGGCTGCAGAGGGCATAAAGCTTGAACCCATTCGCTGTTGGCCATCGCGTGGCATGCCATGGGGGGAACTAGAGGAAACCCTAGGTTTAGTAAAATAAATGTAAAAAAGTGTTGCAAGGTACAAAAACCTTGCTATACTGGCGATGCCGGTGCTTGATCCGGTGCTTAGAAAGGATAGAGAGATGGCAGTTTATAAAATACGTCTTTGCCGAACAGCATATGCATTTACTACAGTAGACATTGAAGCAGTAAGTGCGGATGCTGCAGTGGATAGAGCATTAGACTATTCAGGGGATTACAGTTATTTGGAAAAAGATGCCGAATATTCAGTTGAAGCAGTAACCGAAACAGAAAGGATAGAGAAATGAAAACCTACAAAGTAGTTGCAGCAAGTACAAGCTACGTCTATTGCTTGGTCCAAGCAGAAGACGAGCAGCAAGCATGGGATAAGGCACGCGAAATCGATGGCGGTGATTTTGATGACGCGGGCTATGGCAGTTGGATCATTGACACTGTTGAAGAGGTGACAAAATGAAAGAATTATTAAGAGATATAGAAATGGGTTTGGTGCTTGCGGGGTATTACATTGAGGATCATTGGGGTGATCCAAATGAGCAATACGAAACAGATTGTAAAACCTTAGAAGAAGCACAGGCAGCATTTAAAAAATTACAGGAGATTGCAGAATGAAAAATTTAAGCTTTGATGAAGTGGCTTTCCTTGACGTTTATCAGCATGCCGTTGCTGTTGCTTCGCGTGCTGATGTAGTTCGCTTTTTATCTGCTGATCCGGACGAGCGCAGCAGCCGCGAATTTTGCGATTCGATGGACGATGTTTATTCGTCGATTGCTGATGCGTATGAAGTTTGGTTTTGCGCTTTGAAGCATGCCCGAACAAATAAGGGTATGACAGTTGGCAAATTGTCGGCTGCGCTCGCTAATTTGCCGCAAGATTTGCCCGTTTTGATTTGGGACGCCGGCACCCGTTTAGGGATTGCGCATATTGACGACAGTTTCATAGAAGACGAATACCCGCGCCTTGAGTTGAACACCGACCGCGACGATTAACCTAGAAAGGATAGAAAATGCCAATTTACAAATATGACGTGTGCTTTCCCAACTCCCAGAGTGTTGTTCGCTCTTTTCCTTCCCTTGTTCGCGCTCGTGACTTTATGCGCGTTATGTCGGCCGATGACTTGCCTTTTTTGGTGATGCCATGGGACGAAAACAGCAGTCCCTTAATTGTGCGACGCGTGAAAACCCCTAGAAAATATCACACACAAAAGGCCGTTAAAGTTGATATACTGGGCCCTTCATCAACAGAAAGGATAGAGAAATGTTAAAAACAGTCAGAATTAGCGCCAACAGCAAAACCGGCCCAATAGCAGTTACTTATCGCAGCGGCGAACATGAAACTTACGGCACGTGCCCCACAAGCTGCAGCCTTCACCCTAAAAGTGAAACCGGCACATCACAAATTGACAGTGAATATTTACAAGCTGTTTTTGACAGCGTGCCCCGTGGTGGTCAAGCTTGGACATATTCGCATTTTGCGGCCGAAGCGCTCCCGCTGCCGAAGCCAAATAAAACAGTGATAAACGCAAGCTGCGACACTACGGCCGAAGCAGTGCGCGCCGTAGAATTAGGCCGGCCCGCTGTGTATGCTGCGCCCCTAGAATCGGCCGATCAATGGCCGCGTAAAATTCAAGGTGTGCAATTTGCCCGTTGCCCTGCTGAATTGGCCGACAATTTCAGCTGCCAACAGTGCGGCGGCGGCCGGCCATTGTGTGCACGTGGTGCGCGTGATTTTGTTGTTGTTTTTGTTGCCCATGGCACCGGTAAAAAGAAAGTGGGAACTGATGCGACCGGCGGCTGTTATGCTGCAAGCGGCCCGACAGCGATTCAATGGCACAACACTAGAAAAAACGGCGCTGCTAATGATGCTGCAGCGCTTCGCGAATTTGTGCGCACTCTCCCGCATGGATCTTTTTTGCGCCACCATATCGCGGGCGATTGTGGGCGGGAATTGGGGGCCCCTTGATCATTGCAATAATTCTTATTTTTTGGGCGCTGTGGTGGTTACTTGATCAATTTGAAAAATAATTGTAAATAAATCGTACAAAGTGTAAAAAGTATGTATAATTCAAGCACCGGCACAAAAAACCGGTTTTTATCAACTTAGAAAGGATAGCGTAATGGCACACATGATCGACACAACAACAGGCACAGCAGCAATTGCTTATTCAGGCCTTGCACCATGGCATAAGCTAGGGCAGCAATTGACAGCGGGCGCGACAATTCAGGAATGGACACAGCAAGCCGGTTTGGCTTATGACGTATTAGAGAGCCCTGTGTTATTCAACACACCGGCCACCAGTGCTCCGCAAGCTTGGCCTGATAGAAAGGTTTTGCATAGAAGCGATACCGGCGCGCCGTTAGCTGTAGTCTCACAGGGCTATAACGTAGTGCAGCCGGCCGAAGTAATGGGGTTTTTTAGTAAGCTTGTGGATCTTGGCGGGTTCACAATGGAAACGGCCGGCGCGTTAAGTTACGGCCGGAGGGTTTGGGCCTTAGCTAAAGTGAATGAAGGGGCCGATATTGTGGAAGGTGACACAGTGCGCCCTTATGTTTTGCTTGGCACGTCATACGACGGGACAATGGCCACCATTGCAAAATTTACCAGTGTGCGCGTGGTATGCAATAACACTATCACGGCAGCCGTCAATAACAGCGAATCGCAAATTAGGGTTTTACATTCTGAGCGATTCAACGCGGACGATGTCCGGCTGCAGCTTGGCATCGTGGCCAACCAGTGGGAGCGGTTTTTAGTGCAATCCCGCAAATTAGCCGG